TGGCGGAGCATCAACGGCCACTGAGGTGTCGGTCGCTGAGTCGAGCCGCATGTCGTCGCTTGGATCCAACGTGGACGACCTTGACGAGTTTCTGATCGAAATGTCGCGGGCTGCCGGCGAGCTTCTGCTCAAGATGATGAACCCTGAGACTGCTCAGAAGATCGCAGGCGCCGGCGCCGTGTGGCCCGTCCTGTCGGCTCAGGAAATCTCAGAAAACCTGCTGCTGGACATTGAAGCAGGTTCAAGCGGACGACCGAATCGTGCTGCGGAAATCGCTGCGTTTGAACGACTTGCGCCGACCTTGCTGCAAATCCCAGGCATTGATCCGACCTGGTTCGCAAAGGAGGCCATCAAGCGCCTGGACGACGGACTGGACGTCACCGACGCCATCAAGTCAGCCCTGCCTTCGATCGTTTCCATGAACTCTCAGAAACAGGTTTCTGAGGCCAACGCCATGAACTCCCCTGAGGCTCAGGGCGGCGAAGGCGGGAACAACGCACAACAGGCGTCGGGCGCCCCAGGAACGGGCGGAGGCGTCCAGGTTCCGAACGTGCCGGCGGCCAATCTTTACAACGCGCCGCCGCCTCCGCCTAACGTGCGATAATTGTTGATATTTAAGCCATCATGTCCAACCTACATAACGTGCCTGAGACGCTAAATACGCCTGATTCGGCTCCGTCAGCCGAACCCACGAACATCCAGCCGGTGGAAACGCCGGTGACTACGGAGGCTCCTGCGCCGGAGGCGCGCGTGGAGAATGCTCCGGTTTCTGACGCTAAGAATGAAGTCTCGCGATCGTCAGACGCGGGCGACAAGGACGCTAAAAAGAAGGCCACCCTGCTCGACGTCGTGAAGAACGGCTTAGAGGTGGGCAAGTCTGACTCGGAGTCGTCCGCCGAGGGGGAACAGACGGAATCTGCCGACGGGACGGCCAACGAGGGGGACGCAGTCAAGGACGATGCGTCATCTCCGAAGGCAACCTCCCAGAAGGCGGCTGAGAAGGTGCCGTTCCACAATCACCCGCGATGGAAGGAGATCGTCGCCGAACGCGAAGCCCTGAAACCCAAGGCCGAGCAGTACGACAAGATCACCACTTTCATGCGCTCCAACCATCTCAATGAAAACGAGATGGTTGAGGGATTCAAGGTGATGGCGTTGATGAAAAACAACCCCGTGGAGGCATATAAGGTCCTCAAGTCACACATCGAGAAGCTGGCGCCCTACACGGGCGAAGTTCTTCCCGAAGACCTGAAGAAGCGCGTCGACGAAGGCTTTGACTCCGAGGAGTCGGCCAAGGAGCTCGCGCGTCTCAGGGCGGAAAGGGAGTTCATTTCAGCGCGTCACGAGGAAGCCCAGAAGGCTGCCGCGGTTGAAGCGCAGAAAAGCATGCTATCGGCCGTTGAGACTTGGGAGCAGACCGAAAAGGCCAAAGACCCGGACTGGTCCGCGAAAAGCAAGCTGGTGTACGACAGGATCCGCACGATGATCCAGCCCGGAGTGCAGTACGGCCCCCTGGAAGCAGTTGAGATCGCACGACGCGCTCTCGCCGGGGTAAACGCCGACCTGCGACCGATCGCTGGCAGAGGCAATCCCATCAAGTCACCCACCAGCTCACTGTCGTCCGCTTCAATCCGCCCGGCCCCACGCTCCCTTGAGGATGTAGTGAGGATGGGACTAAACGTCTAACGACACAGAAACACCATGCCTACCAGCGCATTCACCAACATCGACAGCACGATCGCCTCGGCTCTCGATTTCCACATCAAGTCCGACGCCTTCGCGCAGACCATCCAGGAGAAGCCCCTTCTCAACGCGATGCTCCGCCGTCAGAAGTCCTTCCCTGGCGGGAAGGGCGAGATCACCGTTCCCGTCGTGTTCAACTACACGACCGCGATCGCGGGATACGAAGGCTCTGACACCGTCTCCTACACCAACCCGCAGAACATCAAGCGGGCCAGCTACAACTGGAAGGAGATCCACGCCGGCCTCACCGTGACCTTCACGGAACTCAAGCAGGACGGCCTTACCGTCACCGACAGCCTGTCCGGTGAGTCCACCAGCAAGCACAGCGGTCGCGACGCCACCGTCCTGACCAACATCCTCAAGGCCAAGCTCGACGACATGTCCGAAGGCTGGTCCCGAGGCATGAACGAAATGCTCTGGAAGGACGGCACCCAGGACGCCAAGCAGGTTCCGGGCCTCATGAGCCTGATCAAGCCTGCCGCTTCCACGGCTCTCGGCTCCACCGGCGGCATCTCCCGCGTGACGAACAGCCTCTGGCGCAACCGCGCCGACTCGTTCACCTACACCGTGGGTGAGACGCGCATCATCGACGGCCTCCGCAAGGAAGTCCGCCAGCTGAAGCGCTACGGCGGCAAGCCCAACGTGATCGTCTGCGGCTCCGGCTTCCTCGAGAAGCTCGAGAAGGAGATCCACTCCAAGGGCCTGTTCACGCAGGTCGGGTTCAGCAAGGGCACCGACATTTCCATGGGCGTTCCCTCGCTCCTGGGCATCGGCGACTTCGTCTACGACCCCACCCTGGACGACCTGCCCAAGCACGACGGCACCGGCAACCAGAGCAACTTCGCCTACGTTCTCGATACGGACGCCATCCAGGTGTACGTCATGGAGGGCGAAGACAAGAAGGTGCACAATCCGGCCCGCCCCGAAAACGTCTACGCCATCTACAAGGCGATGACCTGGACGGGCGCCCTGGTCTGCAAGAAGCTGAACAGCTCCGGCCTCTACGAGGCCGCCTGATAGCCTCTTAGGCCCAAAGCAGGGGGGTGGTCCTTATGGGGCCACCCCCCTTTCTTTGTTGCATAAGGCGGCTTTGCCGGCACTAATGTATCCACCATGCAAACCGCCATCGTAGAAGTCCTCCTGAACGGCAGCCTCCAGAACACGGTCGTGCGCGAAGCCACCGCCGCCGAGATCGTCCTGTTGCGCTCCATCCACGGGGACGACGCCGTAGTCAACGTCACCCCGATCAAGTTCCAGGCCCGATCCCAGGCCGAGGAGATCGACCGCCTGAAGAAGTTCTACGGCGACGAGACGTTCAAGAAGGTGTTCCCCGGGTCCGTCCCCAAGCTCCCGATGGACCTTTCCGAAGTGATCAACCTTCCGTCATCCGACGACGAGATCAAGCCCCTGAAGAAGTAAATGGCGCGCGGAACGTCACTGTCCCAGCTGCGCGACATGCTTCGCGCCGAACTCGGCGTGTCGTCGAACCTGGGGATGGGCGTCAATACTGCCGACCAGTACGACCACATCCTCGCGCGCCAGCAGCAGCGGCTTTGGGAGGACTTTGACTGGCCGTTCGGCTTCATCGAGCGCGACGAACAGCTCCAGAACGACGAAAGGTACTACACCTTTGACAACGACATTGACCACAACCGGATCGTGTCTGCCCACGTCAAGTACGGAGACATTTGGCATCCGCTTGAATACGGCATCTGCCCTGACCATTACAACGAGTTTGATTCCGATGAGAACGAAACGAGCGAGCCGGCGTTGCGCTGGCGCCACCACGAAGGCAACCAGTTCGAGGTCTGGCCGGTGCCGAGCACCAGCGACCAGATCCTGCGATTCAGAGCCGTCAAAAAGCTTCCTCCGCTTTTTGAAAACGCTCATACGGCGGTTCTGGACGACAACCTGATCGTCCTTTTCGCCGCGGCTGAGCTTCTGGCGCGCACGAAGGCCGATGACGCCTCCCCGAAGCTCGCCCAGGCTACGCAGCTTTACAACAAGCTCAAGGGCAACGGCATGAAGGACAACCGCTTCATTTACGGCGGAGGCATCTCCACGGGAGAGCGCATCCGCTACATCGGCGGACGCGCCGTCCGCTATGACCGCTGATGCCCTACATCGTAGTAGAGAACTTCTCTGGCGGCCTGGACACCAGGCGCCACGTTCTTAACAGCAAGCCTGGCACGCTGGCGGTACTGACCAACGCGCATGTCACGCGCGGGGGCGAGATTGAGAAGCGCAAGGCGTTCAAGCCGTACGCGACGCTTCCCTCCAATTGGGGAGGCAATCTTGAAAAAACGGTCGGACTCGAAGCCACAGGAGACGGCTTGGTGGTATTCGGATCAAGCGCTCCGCCCGTCATGCCGGCAGGATTGCCGATATCCGTGATGTACCAGAGACTTCAACATCCATGGATCAATGATTCAATTATAGCCGACTGGGAGCTCTGGGACAGATGGTCAACCGTTTACGGCGGAAAGACCTTTGTACTAATGTCATTTGTGGGGGATGAAAACGTCGCATTTTACGACGGACAGGCGATTGAAGACTGGTATGAGGGGCTTGTCAGGGTCAACGGAATCATTGGGGCGCCTGACAACCTGGTCGAGGACTTTGACGTCACTGGCTACACGGCGGCCATTAGCGTCGTAAACCCGACAACCGTAGAAGTCACTGGACCCCCTGGCAAGGATTTCACCCTGACAGGTTCGTTCACTGGAACGATGACGAGCTCGATGCCAACGATCACAAAGACCCAGGATTCCGTATCTGCGATCGATGAGGTTCTTTCATCAGGAGGATTTTCTATTTCCGGAGGATCAGAGTCTCCGGCCATGTGCGACGAACCAGGAAAGTGGCTTCGCAACATCAATCCCGCAACACTTCCTGATATCAGGGGGATATACGTCAATGGCATCGAAGTGACAGGCGTCACGTCGGCCATGCGATACGATGACTTTGCTGAGCCTAACGGAGAAACCAACAATGCAAAACAGCTTGGCAGCACGCTCGCGACCTACATAAACGCAAACACGAGCGTCAGTAAAATAAAGGCGAGATACAACTGGGGCGGGAATGTCGGATATTCGACTCTAAGCCCAGGCACATTGTTCATCGAGGCTTCAAATGACGAAGGAGCTGACGCAAATGGGTGGGAGGTGTGGATCGAATTCTCCTCAGACCCGAACACGACGGCATACGTTTCAGAGCTGATCAATACATCTACAACTGTCGCAAGCCCTTACAATCCAGGTCGATACATTTCACGTTTTGGAATCATGTCAGGAGGCGCCATAAACGCCGTCAACTCCATAAAAGTTGACGGGGTGGAGGTGCTTGGATCCCCCGTCAGGTGGGAGTCTTCAGATTCCAGCACGATGGAATCATTGGCGTCAAAGATAAACGATTACGCATCAACGCCGGAATACACGGCATCCGTTGAAAATGCGAAATTGGTCATAAGGGCAATCGCTGGAACGGGCGCTTCCCCGAATGGCCGAACGCTAAGCGTGACTTCGGCCGGGAACGTCGTGATCTCCAATTTGACGAACATGGCCGGCGGGAAGGCGGCAGTCGCAGGTGTTTCAAAGAAATACGAAATAGCCTTTTTCACATGGGCAGACGGAGACACGTTTAGCATTACCATCACGGACCCCGACGACCCATCCATTCCGACGATAGTTGGCAAGTCAAGGGTGACGAACCAGCCTGGCATTTGCAGCATAACCTACAAGTCCAAAGAGTACGTCGCAGCAGGCTCAACCCTGTTCTTTTCGGCGGTCAATGATGCAACAAAATGGGACATTTACGACACCGGATCAGGATTCATCGACATGTCCAACAACTTTGGCGGACGCGAGAAACTGACGGGAATCGGAATCTACCAGGACCGTCTTGCCGTATTCAGCAGGCGAAACATCCAGCTGTGGTACATGGATCCTGATCCTGCCAAGAATGCGCAGTACCAGATCCTTTCTAATACGGGCTGCATAGCGCCGGACTCAGTCGCATCAATGGGCTTCATCGACACCCTTTACCTTTCGGACAGCGGCATCAGGTCCATAAGGGCGCGCGAGAACACGGACACGGCCACGACCAACGACATTGGTTCAGCCATTGACGACATAGTCACGGCGCACATCGCGTCGCTAAATGAGCCTTCAACGGGATGGGGCTCTCCGAAAGGAAGCAAATCGAAGGCCATAATTGATCCGATAGACGGAAGATATTGGCTCGTCATAAAGAACAAGATTTACGTCCTTTCCTATTATCCTAACGCCAACATCTCAGCGTGGTCAGTCTATGAACCAGGATTCGACATTGACGAGATCGTGACAGCAGATGGAAAGATATTCTTGAGAAGTGGAAATCAGATCTACTCATACGGAGCCGCCTTGGCATTCGACCAGGAAGATTACGATGACTGCGAAGTGACTGTTGAGCTGCCTTATTTGGACGGCAACAAGCCTGCGACCTACAAGCGCGCCGTCGGAATTGACATGACCTGTGAGGGCGAATGGAAGGTATACATGGGCTTTGACCACACGAACCCGACCGCTCGCGACCTTGTCGCCACCGTCAACCAGTCTACATATGCGCTTGGAAAGATCCCTGCCGTCGGAGCAGGAACGCACTTCGGACTCAGGTTCACGAGCGAGTTTGACGGATACGCAAAACTGGCCAACATAATCGTGCATTTCAGCGAAATGCACTCAAAGCACGACGCCGGCTGATAGGATGAGGCTCGCAAAGCTTAACGAACCAGATTTGCTTTATGTCGCAGACAACATGCGGGAGTGGGACAGGCGCGAAGTTTTCGCGACACGATGGGATGACGACCCTGCCGCTCTGACTTCAGCCATTCTTGCCGGCGGAGAATTCGGATGGGTGGCAGGGAATAACCTTCCGGTGGCCGCCTTCGGAGCCATCCCGACCTGGCAGGGCAACTGGCAGGTTTGGATGTTCGCTACTGACGATTGGAAGGACGTGGCGTTCGACGTCACAAGATTCATAAGGAGGATAATGATCCCGTCCCTTGAGCAGTGCGGATGCCACAGGGCAGAGTGCCGGTCAATGGAGGGACACGAGGAAGCCCACAGGTGGCTTGAAACCCTTGGCGCCTACAAAGAGTCGGATCTGCCTCATTACGGAAGAAATGGCGAAATGTTCTATCTTTATCGCTGGACCAGGCCGATAACCCAGCCACACTCACAACAACCCAAAGAATAACCATGTGCTCAGGAGGCGGAGGAGATGGCGGGGCTGCCCAGGCCCGCGCGGACGAAGAAGCTCGGCAGGCTCGCATCCGCCAGGGCACTTCGGCCATCAATGAGAGATTCGCAGGATTTGACGACTCGTTCTACAAAGGGCGCGAACAGGCATACACTCGGTTTGCAAATCCCCAGCTCCAGGATCAGTACTCTAAGACACAGGAGTCTCTTGCATACAACCTTGCGCGGCAAGGTCTTACGGACTCAAGTGAGAGGGCGAGGAACGTCGGCGAGCTCCAGCGGCAATACAACCAAGGGCGCGCTCTGATCGCAAGCCAGGGGCTTGATTACGCCAATCAGGCGAGGCAGCAGGTTGAGCAAAACAGGGCTGAGCTCATATCTCAGCTTCAGATGACGTCTGATCCTGCCGCCGCCGCAAGCAACGCAGTCAACCGGGCGGCGATCCTTGCTCAGAACCAGCCCTACTCGCCGCTTGGCGCCATCTTCTCGAACACCACTGGGCTTCTTGGATCTACCGCCATGGGCGGATACTACGACAGGAACGCCCCTGGGCTTGGCGTCTACCGAAATCTTTTCGGAGGATCATCTGGAAGCAACAGGGAGAAAGTGATCTCCTGACATGTGCGAGCCAGCCACACTTGCGACAATCGCAATAGCGAGCACCGCGGCTGGGACTGCGGCGCAGATCGCCGGCCAGCGCAAGTCAAAGAAGGCCATGGAGGGCGCTGCCGCAGCCGAAAGGCTTCGTCAGAAGGGGTTCAGGGACGAATCCAACGCAGTATTCGATAAATCCCTCTCGAAGCAAGGCGCAGAGACGCAGAAGCAAGGAATGACGGCCGCGGAAGCGAAGCGCGCCCAAGTCATGACCGAGGCGCAGTCGGCTGCGCCCGTCGCGGACGTGGCGTCAAAGAACGGAGCTCCTACGATCGTTGCGGACGAGACGGCAGCGCGCGTTGCAGCTGGCAACACGGCAGCAGGCCTGGATGCCGCCAACAGGGCGGCCCTTGCGTCCTTCGGGGACGTCCAGCTTGGCAACGCCCTTGCCAACATCAGGACCAATCAGAACCTCGCGCAACTGTCCAACTTCAGTCGCGGATCCGCCGACGTGCTTGGCCTTGAGATGGAAGCCGCACGCAACAAAGGTGCGGGGCTCATAGGCATCGGCCAGGGCCTTACGGCCATCGGATCCGTCGCAGGACTTGGCGCAGGAATGGGAGGATTCCAAAGCCTGTTCGGATCAACCGCCGGAGCGGCAGCTTCCGCGGCGCCTGCCGTACCTGCCATCACCGGTACCGCTACAAATGTCCTTACGGCTCCAAGCATGAACTCGAACATAGCGCTTGGAAACATTGACTGGGGCATCGGATCTCAGCCGATCAATCTGACTGGAGGATCGGCCCCTGGTTTTTACAATACCACGTTCCCCTACAATCTCGCACGACGCTAAAATGGACGACTATTCATGGATTGCGCCAGGCGTAAAGAACCTGGCTGACGCATTCGGGATGAACCCGAAGCTTGCCGCCGAAGGTCGCAAGATGCAGGCAGAGCAGGCTTATCTCACCGCACGAACTCGCAACACGGAGTCCGATACTGCGCTCAACCCGTTTCGACAGAAAGTGTACGAGTCCGAAGCCGAACGAAACAATGCTTTGGCCGGAAAGACTGGCTCCGAAAAGGCAGGCATTGAATTTGCAAATAAAGCCAGGCAGTCACTTTACAACCTTCTTGAGTCAGGAGCGCTTCAGGTGAACTCTGACGGAAGCTACACCATAAGCCCCAATTTCGCGAGCAGGATCGCCGCAGGACTGTCCACAATGGGCAACGACCCCGAAGCCGTCACCAAGTCGCTTTACAACCTGACTGGAATGACGACCGTGAACCCAAGGATCAGGAATCAGGTGTTCAACACGACCGGCTCAACTAACGCCTCAGCCGCATTCACGGACGAGCAAGCCGCGAAGATCAGG